GACGCGCCCAGCTCCCCCATCTCGATCAGCGCGTCCGGGGACCGGCGGCGGGTGTGCCACCGCGACGCCAGCCGCAGCGTGCCGAGCACCAGGTCCGGGGTCGGGTCGGGCTTGGCCGAACCCAGGTCACCGGCGTAGTTGAACTGCGGCCGGACCCGCTGGACGAACGCCACCGCGGCGTCGAGGACGGTCTGCAGCCGCGGGTCGTCGACGTCCAGGGCGTCCGAGTCCTCCCCGCGGGAGAGCAGGTCGGCCTTCAACGCCGGGAGGTTAGGCGGCCAGGTCATCAGATCCCTACCAGAGCCGGACCGCGGCGACGGTCATGTCCTCGTGGTGCTCGTACGCAATGCTGAGCACGTTGCCGGAGATGCCACCGCCCTTGAGCGGGATCACCGCGGTCTCACCGAACGGCACGTCCACCACGTCCGGAACTCCACCCACCGTGACCTCGGAGTCGGTGTCGACGCTGGCGTTCACCACGATCAGCACGGTGCCGAGCTGCCAGCCGCCGGCGTCAATGCCGGCGACCACCGTGTCACCGGCCTCGGCCGCTGCCTCGAACGTCACCGCTGGAAGGCCGACCCGGCCGTCCTGCACTGTCAGAGCCGCCACGGCCCTACTCCCCTCCGTTGAAAGTGACCTGCGGCGGCGCGTCGATCACGCACGTGTGCTTCCGCAGGGTCCCGTCCTTGTTGACCGTGAACTCCCGTTCGCAGTCCGGGCAGGTCGCCCGGGCCGGCTCAGACGGCCGCTGCGGCTCCTGGGTATTCGGTGCGGGCAGGGCCGGCGCCGGTGGCGGTTCGGCGGCCAGGCTGGGTACGTCTAGCACCCAGCCCCGGCCGTCTCCGCGGTCAACCCAGCCGCCGCACCGGATCGCCACGGTCAGCTCGCGGTGATCCGCACGCCGGACAGGCCGACCGGCCGCAGCACGTGCGCGCCGAAGTAGCCGAACAGCGCCAGCTCGATGATCTGCGGCCCCGACTTCTCCTCGAACCGGAAGCTGAGCACGGGCGACTCCCACACCCACACGTCCGGCATCGCCAGCTGCAGGACCTGCGAGTCGCCGGCCGCCACCCCGGTCATCGCCCACGCCGGCACGTGCGGCAGACCATCGACGGACCAGCCCTGCGTGACCGCGTTCCCCAGCCCGGACGCGTTCTGCGCCCCGATGGACGGCAGCAGCGACCGGCCGGTGGTGTCGACCGCGTCGGCCAGCAGCGCCGTGGCGTTCTGGCCCATGAGCGCCATCGTGGGCGCGGCGAACCGCGAGAAGGGGTACCGGGCCAGCCGGCCCCGCAGGTGCCGCACCAGGATGGCACCGGTCAGGTCCGCGTCGGTGCCGACGTTCACAGTCGACGCCTGCGCACCGGAGGGCACGAACCCGGAGGTGATGACCCCACCTGCTCCGTCGGCACCGTTCAGCACCGTGTAAAGCTTCACCTCGGTCTGCTGGGCGTACGACTCCCGCATCGACGCGAGCGCGATCTGGTCGATCGCCGGGTTCGCCGAATCGACGATCTCCCGGGTCAGCGGCAGCTTCCCCGAGATCGCCCCCGGGGTGACCGTCTTCGTCCCGAACAGGATCGTCCCCTCAGCCGGGGCGTTGCCCTGCGAGTGGTCGTCGGTCATGCCCGTCGCCGACGCGAAGACCGGCACCGTGAACGGGGTCGCGTTCGCGATCGTGCCCCGCGCCACCGAGTTGACCAGCGGCCGGTCCTGCTGCAGCTGCGGCACGAACAGGTCCGGCCGGTAGCCGGGCGGGATCACCTCGGCGGCCGTGCCGGTCGTGACGGTGGCGAAGTTGATCCGCTGCTGCGCCGCGAAAGCGACATGCGACGCCACCAGGGTCTGGACCTCGGCGGTCTGCTTGTGGAACCGGCGCAGGCGCTCCTGCGCGTCGGTGTCGTGCTCCCGCTGCGCATACCAGGCGTCGCGCACCAGCGACGCACCACGCCCGTCCAGCGTGTACACCGGCGCCTCGCGGGTGACGGTGAACCGGGCCGCGCGAACCGGCTGCGGCCCGTCGTTCTGCGGGTCGTGGAGGTTCTCCAGCGCCGCCTTCATCCCGGCGGAGATCGACTCGCCGATGGACGAGGTCAGCTGCGAGGTCAGGGTCTGGTGGGACTCGGCGATCCGCTCGGCCAGGCCCCCCATGAACTTGGTGAACTCGCCGGCCTCCAGCGACACGGTCCCGCTTCCAGGGGCCGAAGCGCACGCCGCGTCGGCTGCGTGCTCCAGACCGCACTTCGTGCACTTCATCTGTACTCCCGTTCTGCTTGCCTTGACCCCGGTAACCCGGGCGTCGTCGAATGCCGGCATGCCGGTCAGAGCCGTCCCGCGGAGGCTGGCCTGGCGGACCAGGCGAACCGATTCGTCGGACGGGTCAGGCTGCCAGCTGTCGCCCTTCTCCTCGTCGAAGTCGACCTCGATGCTGAACCCGTCGAGGACCTTGTCCTCGGCCAGGTTCAGCGCCCGGTCACCGTCGGGCCCGCGTGCCACCTTGTACGTGCCGGTGAGCCCCTTCGACCCGGACTGGAGCCGGGTGGCGCGGCCAATCAGCTGGGAGAAGTCGTGGTTCAGGTTGAGCTTCACACGGCTGACATCCGACCAGCGGAGGCTGTCGGGTGCGAACCGCCACTTGCTGAACCCGGAGCGTGCGACCTTGCCCCACGGCACCACGAGCCCGGTGATAGTGCGCCGCTCGGTGTCCACTTGGAACGACTCGGCAACGTCATCGTCGTCGAAGGTGACCCGCACCGGGTCAGCTTCGAAGTGCAACGCGCCCAGCTTCAGCGCCCCGCCGTCGTTCCCGTGCCCGCTGCCGTTGCTGCTCATCTCGGGCGCCTCCCTGCTCCCGTTGCGGGCACCGCCACCGGTGCCCTGCGCGGCCGGCTGCTGCCCGGCGGTGCCGGTCCGCTCTGCCAGCCGGGCGCGCTGCGCCGGCGTCAGCGGCGGCCGGTCCTCCAGCTCCCGGATCTCCTCCTCGACCAGGGCCCCGGTTTCCAGCCCGTCCCGGTACGCGGCGTACCGGGTCGGGGTGGTCGAGCGCAGGAACCCGTCGAACTTCACCCGCGCGACATGCCCCCGGGGCGTGCAATCCCTCATCGACAGGCGGTCCTGGAACGCGGACACGTAGGCGCCGAGGGTGAAGTCCAGCAGGTCCTGCCGCCGGTGCTCGCTGTTCTGATAGGTGCGGGACGTCGTGGACACCCCGAGGTCTTCCGGGTCGACGCCGGCGGCCCGGGCGATCTGCAGCACCGCCCGGTCGAGCTGGTCACGCAGCTGGAGCTGCTCTGGACTCCACCCGAGCGTGTTCGGCTGCAACCCACCCACGTAACCCCACGCGCGCTGTCGCCGTTTCACCGCCCAGTCGTCGAGGATCCCCTGGATCTCGGTGTCCTCCAGCGGGTCGGCGCCCTCTTTCTGGGTGAAGTAGCCCAACGGCGCCGGTTCCTCGTTGTACATCTCAACGGTCCGGTCGATGCGCAGAGCCACCCGGATCGCCCGGGCCGCGTGCACCAGCAGCGGCGGGTTCGGGGACAGAAACTGGATCACCTGCCGGTCATCGACCGGCAGCCCGTCGATCAACACCGAACTGGACCCGGACACGGGCAAGGGTGGGATTGGAAAGTCCGGGGTCACCTGCGTCACCCCGAGCGCGCTACCGGAGCCCGGCGCCGGCGGCACGTGCACCCGCCGGTGGTCGACCCACTCCGCCTCCGCCGGGAAGTTGTCCCACCGGTACGACAGCACCCGCCACCACGCGATGCCCTCAAACAGCAGATCCTCGAACGTCAACGCGAACATCACGCTGGTGGCCATGCTCGGGTTCGGCTGGTCAAACAACGGCCACGGCTCGGCCCTCCGGTCGGGTGTGATCCGCTTCAGCGGCAACGTGGAGAGGGTCCCGGCGATCAGGTTCCGGGCCCGCAGCACCGCCGGCACCTGCAGCGCCTCGGCGCGGCTGATCCGAGGGGCGATCCCGTCCCCGCCGGCCAGCAACGAGGACAGCTCCGGCGGGATCTGCACCCCGAACTGAACATCCGGGCTGCGCCCGTTCATGCGCAGCCCGCCGTTGCGGTTCGGGCCGGCCGCGGCCTGGCCGCGGCGCAACCCGAGGAGCCTCCCCAGGTCCATTGGGGCGCAGCATAGCAGCACACATGTGCTACCCCGGCGTACGCGGCCCCAGAATCCTGGGCCGCTCCCGCGGCGGCGGCGGGTGCATCACCGCCACGTGCACTGCCCCCGCCGTGGCGTACGCCCCATCGCAGTGAGCCGCGCCCTGCCGCACGAACCGCCACCCGTCGCCCTCGGGTAGCTTCTGCGCCCCGACCACGTGCGCCGTCTGCAACGGGTCTGACCGGTGCGCCACCAGCCGCGCATCGACCAGGTCCGCGAACGCCATGCACGCCTCGC